AAGTCCTCAAGGTTTTGAAATAGCTCAATGCAGACCTTCTGCAGTAAAGGCAATTCAGGCGGTGCCAGAATGGAAAGTGTAAAGTCTAACTCTGGCGATGGCTCTGGCTATGGCTATGGCTATGGCTATGGCTCTGGCTATGGCTCTGGCTATGGCGATGGCTCTGGCTATGGCTATGGCTATGGCTCTGGCTCTGGCTATGGCTCTGGCTATGGCGATGGCGATGGCTATGGCTCTGGCGATGGCTATGGCTCTGGCGATGGCTATGGCTCTGGCGATGGCTATGGCTCTGGCTATGGCGATGGCGATGGCTATGGCTCTGGCGATGGCTATGGCTCTGGCTATGGCGATGGCTCTGGCTATGGCTCTGGCGATGGCTATGGCTCTGGCTAATTGATCAAAAAGCCGCTGTGTCGAAAGCACGCGGCTCTGTATGGGCCAACAATTCAAAGAAAAAAGGTTATTCTCAGTCGGTCGGCTCGTATGGATACGCGAAAGCTGGTGATCGATTTTTCAAACTCACTGCCATCAAAGACGGAAAAACTAGAGTCTATGAAAGTCCTGATGCTGCTCAGGATGATGGCTGGTTCATCGTTAAGCGCGGCAAATAAACTAGACGCCAAGCATAAAATGTTGTGAAAGGCCATGTTTTCGCACAGCCTGGCCTTTTTTTATAACGCTAAGTATCGAATAACAGGCAAAATACAGGCAATGGCACGTGGTGGTAAGCGCTCAACTTCATTTAAACCAGGACAGACGGGGAATCCAAATGGAAGGCCCCCGGTTCCGCTTGACCTAAAAGAAGCACGCAGCGTCAACAAGATGGAATTCGACAGGGTACTCAACAAGTATATGTACCTTGCCGTTCCAGACATCGATACCGCGATGAAGTCCAGGGAGTTGCCCATGATCGAAATGATCGTGGCAAAGATCGTCGCCAAGGCTTTTAACGAAGGTGATCAGCGCAGGCTTGAATTCATTATTGATCGTTTAATAGGTAAAGCATCATTTGAAGCCCCTCCCCCACTTGCTCCAACAGCATTTGAGATCTCACAGAAAGTTTCATTCAGCGAGTACTGCAAGGCTGCTGGGTATCCGAGCCCTTACGAACCGCAAATAGCTATGCTGGACTTCGCAATGAACAGCCACGATCCAAGGCTTCTTTTGGGTTCCAGGGGATACGGCAAAACCGATTACGTGACCGTCCTTGGCGTTGGATACGACATCTATTTGAACGGGGTGGAGACTTCGAACCTCATCATTTCCAAGTCCAAGACGCGTAATACTGCCCTCATTGAGGAGATCGCCAACTCCTTGGAAGCCAACGGGGTGGAGCTCGATAAATCAAATGCCAGCTGCGTGCGCGTGAAAGGGATGGTCGGGAAGGACCACTCTGCTGAAGTTTTAACTATCAAGTCCAGCTTCCGGGGCCGCCATCCTTACAGAATCTTAATGGATGATCCGGTGACCGAGGAAGACGTCTCCCCGGCTATGCGAAAAACCGTCAAACGCAAATACGACGAGGCTTACAAGCTATGTAAGAACATCCTAATTATTGGGCAGCCAGCTCATGCGGATGATCTCTATGCAGAATTACGGCAGATTTTGAAAAAGATGGAAGTTCCCCATGGAACAATTCCACAACTTGATGCTGATTTGACGGCAATGCTTGCCGCTGGTGTCGATCCGGTTTCAATCGAAATGTCCTATCACCTTCGCGTGCCGGTTGAAGGCTCAATGCCTTTCGCCAAGATCAAATATATCGACCAATATCCAGTTTCGGAATCGGTGGCATTCATAGATCCGTCCGACGGTGGAGACTACACCGCTGTCAGCGTGGTACGTGGCCTTATGGACGGAGTGGCAGTCAAGGGGAAGGTCTGGAAGCGTGCTTGGTATCATTGCACTGACGAGATGATAGCCCTATTTAAAGCGACCAAGGTCACGAGGGTTTGCTTTGAGACCAATTGCACAGGCACCCAGCCAATAGCCCAGCTCCAGCAGCTTCTTGGACCTATGGGAATCGGCGTCGTTGGTAAGCATTCAGATTCAAATAAGCACGCTGTCATTATGGCGGCAGGTTCGTACAGCAATCTGATTCACTTGTCCCGTGACAGCGACAAGACTTACATTGATCATGTAGTAAAGTATGAATACGGAGTTGAATTTGATGATGCACCGGATTCACTCGCCCGATGTCTTGAATGGATCGGTCTAATTAAAGGTAAATCCGCAAGGGGGAAATGATGGATAAAGAACTAGCACTGGCAATTGATTTTAAAAAGGCTCCAGCAGAGCTTCAGGCAGCAGCCACTGCCCACTACACAAACGTCAAAGCATTAGCAAAGGCCCAGGCTAAGGTCGTCACCGATCAACAAGCCGTTGTCGATGCGCAAAAGCTTTACGAGGAATCGGCAAAGGTCCTTCGTATTGCGCTTAAAAACTGGACACCGGAGGTCTAATGAGCTGGTTTAATTTTCTTGGAACGGGGACCACTGACGATAAGCTCCCCGATATTTTTCCTATTCCAATCCTGCAAAAGGACTTCGTAAAGATCGACGTGCAGAACATCTTCACTCGCATCCTTACCGACGTACTTGAGCGCACTCAGGGGATTTCTGACGTCAACAAGCCACTCCTTTGGGATAGCTGTGTCGCATCGGAGGCAAAGGACGGAATGGTCACTCTTTTGGCAGAAGCTATGTGCGACAAGAAGGAGCTTTATCTGGTCTATTTGCCAGCCCTAAAGGTCGTTCGAAGGGCCACATCAGAGGAGCAGGTCAAGATCCAGACTTCCTACAAGCTCAAAGCTGAACCTGTTTCTATGGATGGGGGAGGAACTGGCCTTTACGTCACGTTCAAAAACTATCTCAAGAGCGACATGGTCAAATTCTATTCGGCCCTTGAGTACTGCTCCGTGGGGGGGCTATGGAAGCAAGCCAACATTTCAAAATCGATACTCATCAAAATCAGTGACCTTCGGGCATCGGTTTCGTTGGGGGATTCAGCAGCTGCCAAGACTCAAGCCAAAGCAATGGCCGACGGTATGGCAGAGGGCCGGGATATCCTAACGGACGCAAAAGACATCATCGAGTCACTGAGCCCTGATATGACAGCAACGGACGCCACTCTGAACCTTATCGCCAAGAAGCAGTCTCTATACCTTGGTCTGCCATCCAGCTATTTTTCTGGGATCCAGAATAGCTCAGGCCTCAGCGATACCGGGAAGGCTGATAGCAAGGCCACAGAGCGCGGATTGAAGGGCTATTACTTCAGCGTGATCAAACCCGTCATCGAAGGCCTATTCGGGGGAACCACCAAATTCAAATCCGAGGACGCTGAGGGGATCGACATGGGCTTGAAAACCCTTGAAACGATGGACCGAACATCCGAGGCATACCTCTCCGTCGAAAACAAAACCCTTATCGTAAACCGTGCATTTGGCTTGGATGAGGATGAGGAAGGCGAAGGTCCTGCAGATGAGGTTCCGGTGGATCCAGCACCCCCTGTTATTCCAGGGCAGAAGCCACCAGCGGCAGGAGTCAAGCCTCCGGCCAAGCCTGAATAGATGAAACAGCGGCACAAGGACAAGGCAATTGATCTTGGGGAGAGCAGTGCCTATGCAATGTGCAAACGGAAGAAGAAGTTTAAAAGCAGTGAAGCTGGTCATCTGGCTTCACGATTCAATCAACGAAAGTACGAGTGCCCTATTTGTGGGCATTGGCACTTAACCAAAAGCAAGGGTAGTATATGAAACAGGCAAACTTGAACAGGCACGGCCAGCCTTTCAGCAAAAAGCAGAAAAAAGCGTCTCGTCACATGATGGCGATTAGACGTGGTAGACGTGGGTTCACTCCACGAAGTGCATCCTCCAGCTTCAATATGTCGAAGCCGGATTCTGCAGGTGTGATGGCCACTATCGGAGCACTGCTGTTCGGTATGAAGATGCGCAGGAAGGCTTCGTAATGAACCGCCAGGAGCGCAAGGCTGTTGATCGCCAGGCCAAGAGATCAATTCAAGAGATCAAGAACCACCTCGAATGGCTCAACCAGGCAGGAAACCCGAAGTACAAGCTGGTCGTGCAAAGTGATTTTGCATACAAAGCAAAGCGAGTTATTCGCAGAATGGCTTTTTGGAAATGAGTATTATCTTCGATCCCAAATCCATGCTTCGGAGAGTCGCACCCAAGTCGAAGATCCGTAAAATGGTCAATAGCCGGATGGGCCTGAAGCGCACCATTCTCGCTAACATTGGGACCGATGAAATACCCATAGACAACGGTTCACTTGCCAAGGTGGCTCGTGACACCCTGGTTGGATACCAGCAGCGCGTTGCCAAAGAGACCGTGGACGCTGGCTTCGAGAGGGCTGCAGGCACCGAGCTTGCCAAGGAGCTCATTGCAGATCCAAAGCAGCTAATTCAGAGAGTACAGAACGAGGTCGTGTACCAGGTTCATCAAGGCATCAAAAAAAAGTATGGCGGTCAGCGTGCGCGTTGGTTACCATCCGATGCAGAAGAACCACGACCTGAACACCAGGCCAATTACGGAAAGATCTACGTCATCGGGGAGGGGATCAATGGCATCGAACCCGGAGACGAGTGGGGCTGTAAATGTGGCGTGGAAATTTTAACAGATGATGACGAAAACCAGCTCGACTTGAGCTAAACCAAAAGGAGATTTATGACACCCGAAGAAATCGCAGCCATGAAAGCAGAAAACGAGAAGCTCAAGGCTGATTTAGAGGCTTCAAAGAAACCAGCTCCCAAGCCTGAACCCAAACCTGACCCCAAACCAGAGGACGATCCTTCACTTGCTGACAAAGCGCGTCTTGAACGTGAAGCAAACGACAAAAAGGTTCGTCATGAGCGATCTCTTGAGTCAGCTTTAAACTTCAATATTGCTGGTCCAAACTTCCTAAAGGACAACGTCGGTTTACTCCCGAAAAACATCGAGTCTATCTTCGTTGCTGCTGAAAAAGAGAAGTACGATTCAGCTGTCGACAAGGCCAACGCGATCAAAGTCGGGGTGGTGTCTGAATTCTTCTCAGTTCAAGCAAACCACGACCTTTTGACAGCCGGTCAAAAAATCGAGCTTGATGATTTTCTTAAATTGACAAAGAATGGGAAACAGGACCGAGTTGAAAATGTTTATGCAATGATTTTCGAACCGACGCTGGAGACTCTCCGCAAGGTAGAAAAAGCAAAGCAGCTCAACACTGGAACTAAGAATCAGTCAGACGCTGAAAAGCAACTGGCTGATAAGATGATGAAGGCTTCGAAAAAGCATTACCTAGGAGATAAGGAATGAGCCATAGCGCAACAACAGTCTACATGGGTTCTCACGGTTCAAACGTACTTGAATCTGACAACTGGATTGGTGATCCGGCAACTTTCAAAGCCGGTCTTTGCTGTCACCTAGACGATGACGGAGATCTTTCGTTGGCAGTAGCTGACGGATCGAAGCTTGGCATCTCTTTAGGTAAGTCACTGTCTGACCACAAACGGACGACAGTAGCTCGCAAGGGCAAGAAAATCCCAATTCTTTTAACCAACGGTTTGACTCCAACAATCGGCGCTCAGGTGACGATTTCGGATACGACTGGTAAGGCAGCAAGTTCTGGAACTGCGGTTAACGCGGTTTATGTTTCAAGCACTTTGACTGCTTACGATGAAGACGGAGCTGTCATCACTGACGGAGCAGCCTACATCGATTTCATAGGCGGTTTATAATGAGTCACGACTCAGCGAAAGTGGTCTTGGCGGCAGCGCTGAGTAACCACAAAGACATTGCCAACTTCGACGTAGATCCTGCTGGTTTTCCTGCAGGTCTTTGTGTTTCGTTGGCATCAACAGGTCT